GTAGGCGCACTACCTTCTGGGGCTACCCAAAAGGAAACATAGTGGCTATTACACAAGCAAGTTCACTCAGTGTCGATCAGGCGGCGTATGACAGGTTGGCGTATTTCGCCCTCCGTTCAGAACTCCTGTTTGATCAGGCAGCAGATGTCCAAGCAACAAATCAGGCTATGCCTGGTTCTTCGGTGATCTTCACGATCTTCGCAGACCTCGCAGCAGCAACTTCAACCCTCAGCGAAACTGCTGACCTCACCCCAGAAACGATGAGCGACAGTCAAGTGACTGTAACTCTTGCTGAGTACGGCAACACGGTCAACACAACTGCAAAACTCCGTGGAACTTCGTTCTTGGATGTTGATGCAACCGCAGCAAACTTGATCGGCTACAACGCTGGTATCTCGATTGACACGGTTGTTCAAGAAGTGCTTGCTGGCGGAACCAACGTTGCCTACGGTGGCGGTGGATCATCCGATCCTTCAAGCCGTGTAACGGTTGCTGCGGAAGACATCATTGAAGCCAACGACGTTCGTAAGCAGACTGCTGCTTTGCGTGGTGCCAACGTTGCAACATTCAACGGTTACTACATGGGTTACATTCACCCAGACGTTTCCTACGACTTGCGCCGTGAAACCGGCAACGCCTCGTGGAACGCTCCACACGTTGCTGTTGACACACAGAACATCTACAACGGCGAGATCGGCACCTTTGAATCAGTACGATTCATTGAAACCCCTCGTGCAAAGGTGTTCGCAAACGCATCAAACGGTACCAGCACAACTGGTGCAGTTGACGTGTATTGCACACACATCATGGGTCGTCAGGCTCTTGCAAAGGCATACAGCCAAATTGATGGCAATGGTGCTTACGCAAAGGTTGTTCGTGGCCCAGTGGTTGACTCGCTCATGCGTTTCAATCCAATCGGTTGGTATTGGCTTGGTGGCTACGGTCGCTTCCGTGAAGCATCGTTGCGTCGCATCGAGTCGTCTTCCAGCATTGCTGTCAACGTCTAATTAGACGGAGATAGTCCCCGCATTGTGGGGTGGTTCAGGTTCCCCTCGACCTGGGCCACCCCACTTTTGCGTTGGTGTATAGTCTTTTGGACGAAAGGTTTGTATGTCGATTTCTAACTATGCAGAATTAAAGATTCTTGAACACACCACGGGTAAGACTGCGTGGACTATCCCTACGAACGTGTATATCAAGTTGCATACGGCTGATGCTGGTGAGGCTGGCACTACTGCCGCTGCCACTGAAGCGACCCGTAAAGAGGCTGCGTGGGCTACAGCCGCTTCTGGTTCTATTGCTACGTCCGCTACTTTGGAGTGGACGAACGTTGCTGCTACAGAAACCTATACGCATTGGTCTATGTGGGATGCTTCCACTTCGGGTAACTGTTTGTGGACTGGCGCGTTGTCGTCTTCTGCTGCTGTGACTGCTGGCGATACTTTTCAAATCACTTCGCTCACCCTGTCCCTAGATTAAGCGGGTAGCCCCTAGTGGCAACAGGTTTCCCTACTTCTCTTGATGCGTTAACTAATCCGCTTAGCACGGATGCGCTTACTAGTCCTTCTCACGCTGACCAACACGCTGATGCCAACGATGCGATTGAGGCGTTGCAGGCTAAAGTTGGTGTTAATGGGTCTGCGGTGACTTCATCGTTGGATTATAAGATTTCTCAATCGTTGTCGGCGGCTTCGTTGATGGCGATTGTTACTATGGATATTGGAGCGTAATATGGCTGTTGGTGACAGAAACGAATCTAGGTTGGGTGGACCAGTTCAGTTGGGTACTACGACTACGACGATTTGTACGGCGGCTACTGGTTACGCTGAGGTTATTAAGCAGGTTGTTATTTGTAACACGGACACCGTTGACCGTACTGTGACGTTGGCTGTTGGTTCGGCTGCTACTGCGGCTAATCGTTTGTTTTCTGCGTTGCCGATTGGTGCTAACGATGTGATGGTTTGGGATACGGCTTTGGTGTTGGCGGCTGGTGAAACATTGCAGGGTTTGTCGGATACTGCAAGCAAGGTGACTGTTACGGTTGTGGGTTGGGAGAAGCAGACTGCGTAATGGGTTTTGATTCTGGGTATGGTATTGGCTCGTTGAAGCCTGGGGTTTGTACTAGTACGACTCGCCCTGCCAGCCCTTATGTCGGTCAAACCATTTTTGAGACTGATACCAATTTGATGAAGGTGTATTTGTCAAGCGGTTGGAGTGATGGCACTCAGCATTCTGTATCTATCTCCATCCAATATCTAGTCGTTGCTGGTGGTGGTTCTGGTGGTGGTCTTGGTGGTGGCGGAGGTGCAGGAGGTTATCGTACAAATGTCACTGGAGAAAGTTCTGGCGGTGGCGCTTCTGCCGAAGCGTCAATGCTTGTTCCCACGGGAACCTACACCATAACGGTCGGTGCTGGTGGTGCTGCAAGCGCCAGTGACGGACCAGGAAGTACGGGAAGTGACTCTGTTTTTAGCACAATTACTTCTTTGGGTGGCGGTGGTGGTGGTGGTTATTCATCAGTAACTGCAGGTCGTATCGGCGGCTCTGGAGGTGGTTCTTCCTATACAAACGGAACAAGCACCTTGGGTGCAGCAGGTACAGCCAATCAAGGTTATTCGGGCGGTGGAGCCTACACGGGTAATCCATATATGGGTGGTGGCGGTGGTGGTGCAGGTGCGGTTGGAGGTACTGCACATATAACAAATGTTGGTTATGGTGGTTACGGGGGTGTTGGTGTTGCATCTTCAATAACAGGTAGTTCTACTTTTCGGGCTGGTGGCGGTGGGGGTTCAAGACACGCTGGCAATGGCGGTTCTGGTCCTGGTCAGGGCGGTAATGGTGGTGGCGGTGCTGGAGGCAACACAACAGCAACGGCGGGAACAGCAAACACTGGTGGCGGTGGTGGTGGCGGTGGTTATTCATCAGGTTTTTATGCTGGCGAAGCAGGCGGTTCTGGTGTTGTGATTGTTCGGTATCTTACATCCGCCGCTTCTGGCAGAACTATTACTGGTGGAACCACGAGCACCTCTGGTTCTTACACTATCCACACGTTCAACTCGTCAGGTAGTTTGGTTATCGCATGACCATTTCTGCTACCACACAAGGACTCAAACCAGGAGTATGTACCTCAACAAATCGCCCTGCTAATCCGTATGACGGCATGATGATTTATGAAACTGACACGGACAAGTTGCGCATATGGAACGGTTCTGCTTGGAAGCCACTGGCATATGCAACAACCTTGCCGATTGAATACTTAGTAATTGCTGGTGGCGGCGGCGGCAACATGGGCGGCGGCGGCGCGGGCGGATTGCGAACCAGCACAGCAACACTGACAGTTGAAACTACCTATTCGGTAACTGTTGGTGCTGGCGGTGCAACAGTGACAAATGGTTCAAACTCTACGTTCAATTCAATTTCTGCAACTGGTGGCGGGCGTGGCGGTAGCGCAAACACAGGTGCCTCAGGTGGTTCTGGCGGCGGTGGCGGTGGTTCTGGCGCTAGTTATGGTGGAGGAACTGGTAACGCTGGTTCTTACACACCAGTTGAAGGCTACGCAGGAGGAACTGGCAGGGTTGCTGCTTCGGTTGACGGCGGTGGCGGTGGCGGTGGTGCTGGTGCAGTTGGTGCAAACTCGGGCATTTCGGCAGAAGGTTCTGGATATTCAACAGGTGGCGCGGGCGGAGTCGGAGTGGCTTCTTCAATAACTGGAACATCAACATTTTATGCGGGTGGCGGCGGTGGTTACGGAAGGACTGATGGTGCTGGCGGAAACGGTGGCGGTGGTCGTGGTTACATATCATCTCCTTCGGTTGTTGCCTCCACAGCAGGAACAGCAAACACTGGCGGCGGCGGTGGTGGTGGTAGCCCTTCGGCTGGCGGTTCAGGTGTAGTCATTGTCCGTTATCTCACAGCCGACGGTTCGGCTACTGGTGGCACGATAACAACGTCGGGTTCTTACACGATTCACACGTTTAATTCTTCAGGAAGTTTGGTGGTTGCATAATGCCACTGTCTTCTGTTGTCGGCGCACAATCCATTATTAGACCTGGTGTGTGTACTTCGTCTACACGCCCTGCGTCACCTTATGACGGGCAAGTAATCTACGAAACAGACACAGATAAAAGTTTGGTATACAACGGTACGGGCTGGGTGTTTCTGTCAACTAGCCGCGCCAATGCTGGCGGTTTAGATTTGGTAAAAACTCAAACTGTCGGCACTGCGGTTTCTACCGTGACTGTTTCCGATGCCTTCAGCAGCACCTATGAAAACTACAAAATTGTTGTAACTGGCGGAGTATCAAGCGCTAGCGCAGTGGATATTTACATGCAATTAGGCGCAACCACCACCGCTTACTATTCAATCCGTTCTGGCTGGCGTTACGCTGGAACCGCATTAAATTTTGTTGATGCGAACAACGGTTCAAACTGGACTGTTGGCGGAAGCGTTGGAACTGACCCAACAATAAACATGGATATTCTCGGTCCAAACCTTTCTAAAAAAACTTATTTTAATGGACTATTTAGCGCTACAAGTGGAATTGCAAATACTGCTGGCTATCAGGACTCAACTACACAATTCACAGCCTTTACACTTTCATTGTCAAGCGGAACGCTCACTGGTGGAACTATCCGCGTATACGGGTATGTAAACAGTTAGGTAGTCTATGACTGCCTATAACCAAGCAGGGTTCCTCTACAACCAAGTCGGGGCAATCTACGACCAATCCGCAGTAGAACGCACAGCAACAGGTGACGGCGCAGGCACATCCACCACTACCACTCTCCTCGTAGCCAAACGCACAGCACTGTCCATTGCTGAAAGCGACTCAACCGCAGCCACCAAAGTCACCCAACTACGACTCGGCGCACTATCCGACTTTGACTTCCCGTACTACACAGGTGGACGCTTCTACCTCGGCGCACCAATCCATGTACGCTCCGCCACAGGAGAAGGCACAGGAACCGAAACCGCTACACGCAACATCATCTATGTACGCACAGCCACAGGTGCAGGAACAGGAACCTCAAACAACACCATTGTCAGCGGCATACTCCGCACAGCATACGGTGCAGGAGGCGCAACAGCAGGTGACATAGCCGTAGGAAACATCATTCCAGTACGAACCGCAACAGGTTCAGGTATCGGAACAATGGACTCCACAGGACTACACATCGCACCACGCGCAGCCTCAGCATCAGGTGTCGGTTCAGCGACTACAATCTCAATCCATGTTGTTATCAGAACAGGCACAGGCACAGGTCAGGGAACGGCTAATGCGTCGGCGTATGTCACGGTTATCCGTACATCGTCGGGTTCAGGCGAGGGAACATCGCAGACGATTGGCGCACGGGCATTACGCCGAACCTGCACAGGTTCAGGATTAGGCACAAGCACAGCCGATTGGGATAAATCCCACATTTTCCGTGTCCCATACACCTACAACTATCCGGGTGGATACTTCGGTAACGAATACGGTTCAGCAAACCGTTTGCAACGATACAACCGCACGGGTGTTCGAGCAAGAAACCTATACGAACTCACCAACGGCGAATACACTATTGTTGACCAACGCGACTTAGGGCAAATCAAAAAAGTGTGGCTCGGTGGCAGGGATCACTTTCTCAACGAAGCAGAAATTGTAGAGTTAACCGCAGCAGGATTTGGAGCGAATATCACCTGATGGCTATTTTCCGTACACCAACCGACAACTTCGTGACCCCAATCCTTGCCGAGTTTGACATTCGTGGCAACCGTCTATCTGAAGAAAAACGCCTCGCTAACAGACTGGCCCGTCATGTTGCGCCAACAGCACGAGGCAGAAACGTGTACCTGCTGACGAACGGAACATTCACAGAAATCCAGCCAAGCAACATTGCAACAGTAGCCAAAGTGTATTACGGTGGACACGACATTGAAGTAACAGCGGAAGAAGTTGCAGCGTTAACTGCTGCCGGATATGGGAGTAATATCAGTTGATTAAACATCAAGAGACACATCCAAGTTTGGATGTTGAGGGTTGTTTCGGATGCAAGATTGCTTATGTTGGCATCGGGGCAGACGCTATGCCTTCGCGCGGTGGTAAAGCCCGTGTTGCGAACATCAACAAAAAGGATCGTGTGCTAGACAAAGACCTAGACGCATACAAGCGTTTACGTCAAGACGGGGTTCAGCCTCGCAAAATTGACGGGTCAGCCAAAGTTGAGAAACGAGCAGAAGAAAAATGGCAAGTCGAAACGGGCATACTTCCCAACGTTTAGATATTCAAGGTGTCAACATCCCGCATATCGGGTATGGGAAAATGGTTCAGGGTTTGCGTGGGGCGTTGGCTAACCATGTGACATTGGATGAGAACGCCGAGCATGTGGTGTTTGCGTTACGGCCTAACCTGATTAAAGGCTGGGATGACGGGCGTGTTCCGCATTGTTTGACCATGTGGGAAACAAACTGGTTGCCACCAGAGTTCTCAGAGTATTTGTCAGAGTTCAAAAAGGTGATTGTTCCTAGCCTGCACAACTGGGAGTTGTTTTCACAGTTCCATGATGAGGTTCACATGATCCCGTTGGGGGTGGATCGTACCGTGTGGCGGCCTGTTGAGCGTGAATTGAACAAGAAGTTCCGCTTCATGTGTGGCGGATCGGAGTGGTTCCGTAAAGGGATGGATGTGGTGTTAGAGGCGTTCACTTCGTTGAATTTGCCGAACTGTGAACTGCATATCAAGATTGTTCCACCGTACTTGTATGCGCCAAAGAACTTGGATTATCCGAATGTGGTGGTTCATCGGGAGTGGATGAGTGTGGAGGATGAAGTCAATTTGGTACGGTCGGCTGACTGTTTCATTTCGGTTTCCCGTGGTGAGGGGTTCGGGTTGATGCCGTTGCAGGCGATTTCTGCTGGTGTTCCTACGATTGTGTCTGATGCTCACGGGCATCGAGAGTTCTCTGATTTGGCTGCAGCACGGATTCCTACTGTGAGTGTGCCAACCACTAAGGGTGAGTGGCAGAACATGGGTGATTGGGATGAACCTGACATGGAGGTGTTGTGCGAAAAGATGGTGGACATATACGAAAACTATGAGGGCTACAAGTTCGTGGCCGGTCTTAAAGCCGATCATGTGGATGCGTTTAGTTGGGATACTGCCGCCACCCAGTTGCTTCAGATTGTGAATCCATCTGATCGGCAGGTCATCAACCCGAGGTGGAAACCTTTGGAACCGACTTGTGAGATCAGGGTGAAACGGCGGGTGCAGGCAACGATTGGTATTCACAGGGTTGATCTAAAGCCCGGTGTGACGCATCGTGTAGTGTTGAATGTGCGTGATGTACTAAAGGATTCAGGAGTTTTGCTGTGAAAAAATCTAAGCCTGTTTGGGAAACCCCGAACCCTAAGAAGAAGTCCACAAAACTGTCTCCGAAGAAGAAGGCTGCTGCAAAGGCTTCCGCTAAAGCGGCTGGTCGCCCATACCCGAACCTGATTGACAACATGAAGGCTGCGAAGAAACGTGGCTAAGACTGCCGCTTGGCAACGAAAAGAAGGCAAGAACCCTGCTGGCGGTTTGAACGCTAAAGGTCGTGCTTCTGCTAAAGCGCAAGGTATGAATCTGAAACCACCTGTGTCTGCTGCTCAGGCAAAGAAGTCACCGAAGGCGGCTGCTCGACGTAAATCGTTTTGCGCACGGATGGGTGGTATGCCTGGCCCTATGAAAGATGCGAAGGGCAAACCTACTCGTAAGGCTTTGGCTTTACGGAAGTGGGATTGTTAGTTCGTGGTAATCTGATTCCCTCACTAACGAAAGGTGCTGTTATGCCAAAAGTAGGAAAAATAGAGTTCCCTTACACTGCTAAGGGCAAGGCTGATGCAAAGAAAATGGCCAAGAAAACTGGTAAGCCAATGATGAAGGCCAAGAAAAAGAAGTAAGTGTCAACTGCCGCCACTCTTTTAGATCGGGTTGCACGGCAACTACTTTCAGGAACGGTTGAGGAACGCAACAAACTTGCGTCTACCATCACGTCTTCTGATACGACGTTGACGATGACCTATGACTTGGCTGGTATGCGTACCGGCTCAGTTTTTGAGATTGATTCTGAACTGTTTTATGTTTGGGAATCTTCTTCTGGTGCTAAGACGGTGGTGGTTGAACGTGGATATGGTGGCACTACTGCTGCCGCACACACAGCGAACGCGATTGTTCAGTTGAATCCTCGGTTTCCTAAAGCGCAAATGCTGGAATCTTTGAATCAGGATATCGAGGATTTGGCTTCACCTTTGAACGGTTTGTTCCGTGTGGTGTCTACAGATGTGGATTACAACGGGTCTGATCGTCAGGTGAACTTGACTGGTGCCACGAATGTGATTGATTTGGTTGATGTTCGTTTGCGTTATTTGGCATCGGATTATCCTGTGTTGCGTGGGGTTCGTTTGCAACGTGATCTACCTACCGCAGATTTCCCGTCAGGGTATGCGCTTGTGTTTGATGAGCAGGTGATGGCTGGAACGTTGCGCGTGCGTCACAAAGCCCAGTTCAGTCGTGTGTCGGCTATTGGTGATTCTTTGCAGTCGGTTGCGAATGTTCCTACTTCGATGGAGGACATTTTGGAGATGGGTGTGATGTCTCGTATGTTGTCTTCGCGTGAAGTGAAACGAAACTTTATTGAGTCGCAGGGTGATACTCGTCGTTCGGATGAGGTTCCTGCTGGGTCTATGGCTAATTCGTTTACGAACATTTTGCGTTTGCGTCGTGATCGTATTATTGCTGAGGCAGCAAGACTGGCAAGACAATATCCGCTAACTATTAGGGTGTAGCAGTGGCTACTCTCATAGATTTTACTACCGCGTATCGTGGTGGCCCAACGTTTTATTCGGGTACTGGTTCTACTGAACTTGTCCCGTATGTTTTCCCTGTTGCGTTGAATGGTCGTCCATATCAGTTAGATGTGAAGTCTGGTGCGTTTAGCCGCCAGTTTGATGACCGTACTCGTTCGTCGGTTGACCAGTCCACTGAACCTGGTGAGGCTGCGATTAACACTCAGGGGTTGTGGAGGCGTTCGCAGTCGTCTTGGCATTATGGTGCAGGTCAGTCGTATTCGGATACTGCTGATGCAGAGCAGTTCAGGTTTCGTACTTCTAAGGGTGTGAATGTTTGGACTCGCGGCAAGTTGTCTTTGTTGCCTGACACTGCTGTTGCTTATTCAACTTCTAACACGAACCTCTATATGGCTACAGCAAGTAACCGTATTTATGGTTCTGATGGGCAGTCAATAAAGCACACAACAGATTGGTCTACATTCACTACTGTTGCCGGTACTGCTGCTTCTGCTATTTACAGCATGGCTTCTGACGGTTACAACGTGTTTTATTCGTATGCGAACGGTGACATAGATCAAACCAACGCTGGTGTTTCGACATCTTCCGCATACATAACAGGCATCGAGGCTGGTTATCTGGCGTATGTCCGTGGTCGTCTGATGGTCGCTGGGCAGGGTACAGATAAGCGCAAGATTTGGAACATCACCACCACCCCAGGTTCCTCAGCCAACAACCCAACAGCGTTGTTCACGCATCCGAACAGCGAATTTAACTGGGTTGGTTTTGCTGGTGGACAAAACAACATTTACTGTGCGGGCTACGCAGGCAACAAATCGTTGATCTACAAGACCGCCATCAAAGCGGATGGTACAGCGTTAGATATCCCTACGGTCGCTGGTGAGTTGCCGTTGGGTGAGATCGTGCAAGCCATTGACGCATATCTTGGTTTTATTGTGATCGGTTTGCAGAACGGTTTGCGTTTCTGTTCTTCGGATAGTGACGGCAACCTTGTGATCGGGCCTTTGATTGAGACAGGTTCAGCGGTCACAGCGTTTACTTCTATTGGCAAGTTTGTATATTTTGCTTGGGCAAACTTTGATTCCACTTCGACAGGTATTGGTCGCATGGATATCAGCACCCAGGTCAGTGCGAACCAGCCGGTGTATGCCTCAGATTTGATGGCTACTGCGCAGGGTGCGATTGTGGATATCCACGAGTTTGATGGCAAGCCTGTGTTTACTGTGTCGGGTGTTGGTGCTTTCCGTCAACATGCCACGAATGTGGTGTCGTCAGGATATTTGGATTCGGGTGTTTTCCGTTGGGGTGTTCCTGATAGTAAGTTTATTCCTAAATGGGATTTGCGCACTGAACCGTTGAATGGCACGGTTACTATCTCGGTGACTGCTGACAGTGGTGCTTATCGAGAAGTTGGCACCCAGACGGTGCTGAACTCTTTGGAGTCCACGTTTAACGGTTATGAAAATCGAGTGTTTGAGGCTGAAGCGCGACTGACTTTGACCCGTTCTTCCTCTGACGCTGCTGTTGGCCCTGTTCTGACCCGTTGGCTGGCTAGGGCTTATGCTGCCCCGTTGCGGTCACAACTGTTTTCTGTCCCGCTGCTGTTGCATCACCGCATGAATCTTCGTGGCAAAGAGTACTTCTTTGATGTGGATGATGAGTTGGCTCGTTTGCGGGACTTGGTGGAAAACCCTCGGGTGGTGGCGTATCAAGAAAACTTTGAATCGTTCTCGGTAGTAGTCGAGGATGTCCGTTGGCAACCAGCGGATGCTGGGCATTCGCACAACGAATGGGACTGGGATGGCACCTGTACTGTAATTATGCGTAGTGTAAGATAGCCGAGTATGCCCGCTTTTACTCGTAGACAATATGCTGGTGCTGCTGCCGCAACGACTATCGCTGTCGGTATCAACACCTCTGAAACAACCTGCACCCTGGCTTCCACCACTGGTTTCCCTTCTTCTGCTGGTGTCCCGTTTTATGTGGTTATTGATCCAGGCACTTCGTCCGAGGAGAAATGTTCTGCAACTATTTCAGGTTCAACTCTTACTCTTACTCGGGCGCAGGATGATACGACTGCAAGCGCTCACTCTGCGGGTGCGACGATCTATCCGGTCTTTACTGCGAATGATGCGGATGAGGCTAATGAACTTGTAGCGAAGTTGACCACCAAGGGTGACTTGCTGGTCACTACCGGCTCGGCTCTCAACCGTTTGGCTGTTGGTTCCAACGGCACGGTGCTTGCTGCTGATTCTTCGGCAACCAATGGTGTTGCTTGGTCTGCGGCGTATGCCACCCTTGCAAGCCCAGCGTTGACTGGCACCCCGACTGCGCCCACGGCTGCGGTTAGCACTAATACGACTCAGGTTGCTACTACTGAGTATGTTATGGCTTCCAAAGAGGATGACCAGTTCGTGCTTTCAATGTCCATTTTTAGTTAGTGATAATCTAGGAGACACATGGCAACCTTCAGCAAAATAACTCTCAGCGGTTCAACAGACGGGCGCGGCATCCTTGTTGATGACGACGCAACTCCAGGAAAACTTATCCACACAGGTCCTACTGCGACTTCGGAACTGCACGAAATTTGGCTTTACGCTGCCAACTATGACACCACAGACCGCAAACTCACTATTGAGTGGGGTGGAACTACTGCTGGCGGAGATGTTATTGAGTACACGGTTAAAGCAGAGAACGGTTTGTATCTAATTGTTCCTGGTCTTCTCATCAAGGGCAATGCAACTGCGTTGGTTGTTCGTGCGTTTGCTGCGACTACTAGTGCAATCAACATTTTTGGTTACGTCAACAAAATAGCGTAAGGGTACTCAGTGCCTAATTTCAAACGACAGATGGCGGGTGGCACTTCGGTGTCTGCTGGTCCATTGCGACCTCATGGCAATCGTGCGAACACCGCTCA